TCATATGGATTCCACGTTGATGGTCAACGTATCAGATTGTATCCAATTCCAACAAGTGGTGATACCGGTGCTAAGGTATACTTTGACTATACATTAGATAGTGAAGTAAATTCACCAATTGCAAACTCGAATGTGGTAAGTGATTTATCAAATGCACCATTCAATAGACTAACATATACCAATATCAACTCAGCAGGAAAACAATGGATTGCTCGTTATGCACTTGCATTGGCAAAAGAGATGTTGGGTGCAGTTAGAGCTAAGTTCTCATCAATTCCAATTCCTGGTGCTGATGTAACACTCGATGGGTCAGACCTTCGTAACGAAGCATCTGCTGAAAAAGAAGCATTACTTACTCAATTGACTGAAATGTTAGAATCAACATCTCGTAGAGCATTGATGGAAGCAAGAAAAGAAGAATCTGAGTATTTAGAAGAAACTCTTAATAGAGTACCACGACCAATTTTTATAGGATAACCAAATGGCTTTATTCGGTGGACAACGTGATATGGCATTATTCAATAAGTTGAATAAAGAACTTATCAACGACATTATTGATACTGAAATCTACTATTACCAAGTAGCATTGACCGAAACAAAGTCAAATCTATATGGTGAGGGTAAAGATAAAGTATTTAACCAACCCATTAAGATTCCTTGTATAATCGAGCGTGGTCAATCATCACAAGTATCGGATGACTTTGGTCAATCGTACACTCGTGAGGTTCAGTTTAGATTTTTACGTGATACTTTAGTGGATAAGAACCTTGTACCTGAAGTTGGTGATATTATCCAATGGAATGGTGAATACCACTTAATTGATGCACAATATTCTTACCAATACTTCGCAGGTAAGAACCCAACAACTTGGGATGGTGGTGAAACACAAGGTCTTAATGTATCTATTATATGTGATGCACACGTTACAAGACAATCAACAATTAGATTGGTTGATAATTATAAAGGTAATTCAAGACAAAACGATAACGAAGTACCATTAGGACTATAAGATGGCAAGTAAGTATAGAAACGAAGACAAGTCGAAACCAAACCTTACTCAAACTCAATCTTCTACCTCAGAAGATGTGAAACTGAATAAGGCAAAGCAACTTCGTAGAGACCAAGATAACGTAAAGAACGTTTCGGTTGGTATTTACGATATTGACTCTGCATTTTCTAACTTCTTACAAAATGATGTTAAACCTACAATCGAAGATGATGGTAGATTCTACCCAGTACCAGTAATGTACGCATCTCCAGAGAAATGGGCATCTGCTCAAAGAGATGGGTTTATGAAAGATGATAATGGGATGATGGTAACCCCAGTAATCTCTTTTAAAAGAAACAATCTTTCAATCAATACGGATTTAGCAAAGTTAAAAGTTGCTGAGAACGAAGATACACATCAAATGTTCGAAAGAACTTACACCAAAGTAAATAGATACGACCAATTTTCAGTTTTAACTGGTCAGACTCCAAGGAAAGAATATATGTCGGTTGAAAGACCTGATTATGTAAATTTGGAGTATGAAGTGGTTGTGTGGTGTGACTATATGGAGCAGGTCAATAAGATTGTAGAACAAATCGTGTTTTTCCAAGGTCGTTCTTTTGGTGATAGATACAAATTCGTAATCAAAGGTGATTCTTACTCATTTGAAACCATTTCAGAGATGGGTCAAGATAGAATTACTAAAGCAAGTATCAATCTTACTGCTAAAGCATACATCGTTCCAGAATATGCAGCAATGTCTAACAATACTAAACGTAGAATATCAGTTGGTAAGGTATCTTGGGGTGAGAGTTCAAAATTAGGTGGAAATGAGTCCTACCCAACCATAGGTAATGAATAATATTTACATATTTATATAATAGAACAAAAAACATAAGGTTATGGAAGAAAAGACAATGATTCAATTCTCTCAAGAAGAAGTGAACAAAATCCAAGAGTTTCAACAAAAAGTAATAACCACCAATACAAGAATTGGTGAAATCGAACTACAAATCCACGGATTAGAAAAAGAGTTCCAAGCGTTAAAGAGTGAGAAGCAATCACTAATCGATGGATACACGAATCTAAGACAACAAGAAATGGAGTTGGGTGCCGGGTTGAAAGAAAAATATGGTGAGGGTACTTACGATATTAACACAAATCAATTCACACCTACAAAATAAGTAGTCGTTTCCCTATTTTTTGGTGTATTTATTATAAGGAAAACCAAATTTTAGAATTTAGGAGAAAATAATGGCTGAAAGAATTGTAAGTCCTGGCGTATTTACACGAGAAAAAGACCTCTCATTCCTACCTGTGGGTATTGGTGAGATTGGTGCTGCTCTTATCGGGCAATCAATCAAAGGACCTGCTTTCGTTCCAACGAAGGTAGAATCGTTTAATGAATTCCAACAAAAGTTTGGTGGTCTTACTGAAGATTCATATCTTCCGTATACTGCCCAATCGTATTTAGAAGAAGCAGGTACTGCTACTATCGTAAGAGTATTAGGACAAGGTGGATACACTGCTAAACCATTAGCATTGGTAATGTCTTCATCTCAAGGTGAGTTTGTAGGTGCGGTTCTTCATCCAACTACAACATCGAATGGTGGTGATTTTGCTAATGTTGCAACAACCGTAGGTGCTGAAGCAAGTGCATCTTCATTCGTATTGACTTTGAGTGGTAGTTTAGTTGATGAGCAAAGTGTATCTGCATCCCTAAACCCATCGGATGCTAATTATATCACGAAAATATTCGGATATGCACCTAAATCTTCTAAAGATGCTTACACATTCCTAAACTTCTCAACTTTCCAATCTGCATCATTTGCAACTGGTGAGGTGGTATCTGCATCATTGCAGGAAGTGAATGTTGATTACACTAAAGCATACCAAGAGGCTGCAACTCCTTGGATTAAATCTCAAAAAGTTGGTGGTGTTGCTACTGATTTGATTAAATTCCATACACTATCTCACGGTAACTCTACTAACTACGAATTCAAAGTAGGTATTACTAATGTTAGACCAGCTTCAGAGGTGCCAGGTTCTGAATATGGAACATTTAGTGTAATCGTAAGAAGAGTTGATACAGCTAAGATTCCTAATTCAATCTTTGGACAAGGTGTTCAAGATTCTGATGTTAGACCAAACATTGTAGAAGAGTTCCAAGGTGTGAACCTTGACCCTAACTCACCAAACTACATCAAGAGAGTAATTGGTGACAAATACATTACAGTTGATGCTAATGGTAAGTTAAACTCAAATGGTGATTATCCTAATGCATCTGCTCATATTAGAGTAGAAGTTTCTGCTGATGTTGATAGTGGTGCTATTGATTCAACACTTGTACCATTCGGATTTGGTGCTGTAACATCACCATTACGCTCAACATACAACCTACCTGCTCCAACTTACAATGTATCACAATCAATTTCAAGTGAATACAACAAGAGAGCGTTCTTAGGTTACTCGTTCGATTTCTCAACAACTGATAACTTGAACTTCCTACAACCACTTCCAGATGCAAATACTGAAGAAGTTGGTTCTGACTTTGACTTGGCTACTTGTGAGTCAAATGGTTCTACAATCACACTATCATCTGATTTGGATGCTAAGAAATTCTTAGTACCATTCCAAGGTGGTTTCGATGGATACGAACCAAATAGAGTAGTAAACGTAGGTTCAGCAATTGTTGCTGGTAATAACCAAGGTTTTGATATGACATCTGCAACGGCAGCCGGAACGGTTGCTTATAGAAAAGCAATTGACGCAGTATCAAATCCTGATGAGTTCGATATCAATATGATTGCACTTCCAGGTGTTATCAATAGACTACACTCTTCAGTAACTACTTACGCTAAAGATATGTGTGAGGATAGATTGGATTGTTTCTATGTAATGGACGCAGGTGGTTACTCTGACTCTATCGCAACTGTAAACAACTCACTAACTTCATTTGACTCAAACTATGTGGCTACATACCACCCTTGGGTTAAGATTTTAGATACTGACAAGAACAAGCCAGTATGGGTTCCACCAAGTGTTGTATTACCAGGTGTTATTGCATTTAACGATGCAGTAGGTGCTGAATGGTATGCACCAGCAGGTTTGAATCGTGGTGGTCTTCCAAACGTAATCGAAGTGAAGACTCGTTTGACTCACGCTGAAAGAGATACATTGTACGAAGGTCGTATTAACCCAATCGCTACGTTCCCTGGACAAGGTGCTACGGTATTCGGTCAGAAGACACTACAAGCTAAACCTTCGGCATTGGATAGAATCAATGTAAGAAGATTGTTAATCGCAGTTAAGAAATACATCGCATCTTCAACAAGATACTTGGTATTTGAAAACAATACTGCTGCAACACGAAATAGATTCTTATCAATCGTAAACCCATACTTGGAGTCAATCCAACAAAGAAATGGTTTATATGCATTTAAAGTGGTGATGGATGATACCAACAACACTCCAGATGTAATTGATAGAAACATTATGGTAGGGGAAATTTACTTACAACCAACTAAGACTGCTGAATTCATTGTACTTGACTTCAACATTCTTCCAACTGGTGCTGCTTTCCCTGAAGCATAAATGTAGAATTTAGACTATTTATTAGAAAGACAATAGGAGATTATAAATGGCACAGCTATTAGACCCAAATGAAATTATGTTCACCAACTTTGAACCGAAGATGTCCAATAGGTTCATTATGTATATCGAAGGTATCCCTGCATACTTGGTGAAAACCGCTGCAAGACCTGAGATTAACAATGGTAAGGTGACTATCGACCATATCAACACACGTAGATATGTAAAAGGTCGTTCTGAATGGCAAGATTTATCAATTACATTGTATGATGCAATTGTACCATCTGCTGCACAAGCTACTATGGAGTGGGTAAGATTACACCACGAATCAGTAACTGGTCGTGATGGGTACTCTGACTTCTACAAGAAAGACATCACATTCAATAGTTTGGGTCCTGTTGGTGATAAAGTAGAAGAGTGGACACTTAAAGGTGCATTTATTCAAACGGCAAACTTCTCAGATATGGACTACTCTGGTGAAGACCTTGCAACGGTTGAAATGACATTAACTTACGACTACGCTATCTTACAATACTAAAATACGGATTGTGCTAATTGCAAAATGATAATTGAGAACCCTCACCTTTCGGTGGGGGTTTTTGTATTATAAATGTTTGGGTTACATACTTATATAAGGTTAACCAATAAGTAACAAGGAAAGTTATGGCAGATTTACAAGATGATTACAAGTTGTCAGATGCTGAGTTAGCTGCTCAGTTAAGACAACAACACGAAGTGAAGCAAGTAAGTGATTACAAGTTTCCAACGGAAATTATCGAACTACCCTCACGTGGTTTGATTTATCCAAAAGACAATCCACTTTCAAGTGGTAAAATCGAAATGAAATATATGACTGCAAAAGAAGAGGATATCCTCACTACTCAGTCTTATATCAAAGATGGTTCGGTATTAGACCGACTATTCCAATCCCTTATCATATCAAATGGTGAAGGTCAACCTATCAAATACGTTGATTTAGTCACTGGTGATAAGAATGCAATTATGATTGCTGCACGTGTTTTGGGATATGGTAAAGATTACGAAGTGGAAGTCGAAGACCCATATAGTAATAACAAACAAAAAGAAACC